TATAACTCTGTCTTTATGTCTCATAGCTTAAAATTTATTACTTCTGTCTAAAATGTCAGTATAATAGTGATCGTCATATTGTTTTTTTATTTCTCTATATAAATTTACAATATCGTCAAAAGATAATATTTTTAAAAAGTTTTCTCTTTTAACTGTTGTATGCATATTATAAACTGTAGCAAAATTACGGCTAGTACATTTACTTAACCAGCTTCTATTTTGTTTTAAAGCGTCTATAATAGATATAATAGCTTCGTTTTTGTTAGTTGCTCCTAACATTGTCCAAGATTTTGTAGTTTTTGTCATTGTTTAAAGTTTTAAATTAATACTGCAAAGATACAAACTTTTTACAATTCACAAAAGAATTAACTAAATATTTTACAAAGTTATTAACAATAAGGTAGTTTATAAGTATTTATAAAGAGAGTAAAAAGACTATTAGCATTATTATAGTATATAAAACTATTAGTCTGTAAGTTTCCATCCAATCAGGATATTTTGGTATTCTAGGAGTCATAAGGTCATAGGCTCAATAATCGGAATACGTCCGTTATCTAATACTACAGCACAACCTAAAATCGGCTTAGCCGTATGGAATTTAGCATATCCATAAGCAAAAGACTTATAGTCTATGCCTGTAGGACACTGTAGAGCAAATTTTAAATCCTTTAAAGACGCTGTAAAATCTATAAAACTTTGAGTATGTATATGTCCCTGCACGATCGAAACTCCCCAGTTTTGAACTCTTTTAATAATTCCTTTGCCACTACAACCAGTTCCGTGAGTATATAAGACGTTATCGTGTACAAATTTTTCTTCAAATTGCCAGTCTGGACACTTTAAGACTTCGTTTAATTTACGGACAAATCTTTTATCTATTCCAGCGTCTTCAGCTTTGCGGGCTATTATTAAATCGTGATTTCCTAGAGTTATAGTAGCGTTCGGGAAGGCTTCGTACCAGCCTTTAACCTGTTCTATAGTAGCGTCTAGCTCATATTTCGCTCCTTGAGATTCTGTAGAAGTAGGATGGAAAGAGCTGAAATGCGAATCGATGACATCGCCCGTAAATGAAAATTCAGTACAATTATATTTCTTTGCGATATCTATACAGAATTGAAGGTATCGTCTATCTGTATAAGGCAAATGAATGTCTCCTACAATTAAACGATTTACCTTCTTACTCCGTAGATTTTCTATAATTGTAATCTCGTGCGGTTTTAATCTGTATCTATTATTTTTTCGATTTTCCAAAGTCCGCCGCTGATTGTCCTAGTAACATAGCTAATAATGAATACCAAATTTTAGAAACGCTATCTTCGTCTACTTCTAAAGCTCTAGCTACTAAAGGAATAATAATACTACTTAATCCTAGCCAAAACTTTTTAGACAATAATAATTGAGTTAAAACATAATTTTTCATAATATATATATTTAGTTAATATTCAAATTTAATTAATTGTAAAGCCAGAAAACGTCAGAGTCTAATCTTTTACTAACATCTGCGTGTATAAAAGTCTTTGCAATTCCTATTCTATTAATACCTACGTCTATTAATGCCTTGACAATTAATGCTCTATTACGACTTCCTATGCATTTGATGTCTACTGCGTCTCCGTCTATATGTGCGCTTCCTACACGGCCGCCGATACTTAGATTGTATTCTTTATTTCTGAAAGCGGAATTTATTACAAAAGGGACTCCAGCATTGTGGCGGGCGTAGTCTAATTTTTCTAATAGAGTTTTATTCATTTTTTTATGACTGCCTTCCTCTGTAGGACAGTCAAACTCTTTTAATTTAAAATATCTTAATTTCAAATTTTAGTCTTTATGTATTGTATATATTTTAGTTCCGCTTGCTGTAATTTGTACTAATTTTTTTGTGACTTTCTCTTTAGTTTCAGTCTTTTTATTGTACTTAGGATTTTTGCTATTTAGTTTTCTTTTTTTCATATTTAATAAATTTATAGATTGTAAAAATAATAGCTAGAGTTAAAGATATAAAGGTAAGATACTCGTTACATTTAGTTATACTAAAAGTAATACCGATACTATTTGCTACTCCTACTTGTAGCGTGTCTTGTATTTGTTTCATTTGTTTGTTTATTTTTTAAATAAGTCTTTAACTTAGTTTTATTAATATTTTTAACCTTATATCTTTTTTTCATTTTATATATCTGGAGTTAAGAAATCTCTTAAAGTTAGCTTTGTTCCTTGCTTATCTGGTACTTCTAAATTCATTCCAGAGTAATAAGCATTTGAATCTGGACTGACATCTGAGCCAGTGTTTTGATTGTACTCTGGAAAGCTAGATATATTGTTTTTTATATAAGTAATCATTCTGTCAATAAAATATTCGCCAGTATTTTTAATTTCTTCTCTTAAATGTTGACTCTCCTCCGTAGACAAGGCATTTCCAGTTTCTGACGTTTTACTATATATATTGCCGTTCTCGATTTTAAATCTAAGGTATGGAATAGCGTGATATAAAGCCATATTCGGCAAAAATTCAGAAATATAATCGTCTATTAAAGTTTTATAAGCTTCGTTTCCTGCGTTGTTTATAGTGCCAGCTGTTATTAGACTTTTAAGCTTATCTGTCAATTTTGTGCCCAGCTTAGTCTCGCAATAGAGTGCCTGTGCTTGTTTTACAAAAGGCAATAATAAATCTGGATCAACATTAAGGTTAATACTTGTAGAATCTCGAAGCTTCTCTTCTGATATAAATAATACGTATGAACTCATCTTATCTTGGGTTTAAATATCCGTTATTTCTCATTTTTCTTGGTGCTATAGAGACTAAGTCATCATTTTTTTGAGCTGTAAATCCTTCGCTCTTAGCCTTTGCGTAGCTTACTATCTTGTCATCTTGTACGGAGTCAGGATAGTAAACATAATTATTATCGTCTTTTGGAGCTTTATATATCCTACGCTCCCAGTAGTGAAAACATTGGGGTCCTCCTTTAAAAAGAAAAATATCATAATTCTTAGCTCCATTAGGGCCGAAGCCAGCATTTACGCCCATTCTACTCATTTTTTGAATATCTTTTTTACGATATATTTTTTTTGCCGCCATCATTTTTTGACAAAATTCTCTTCTAGTTCCGCTTTTATTAGTCAAAGACTCATCTCTTGCATATACATAACGAACTTTATAAAAAGCCGTTCCGCTCTTGTTTAATCCATCCTCTGGGCTTCTAGCATTAGGACTTGCTCTTCCTGTAGACGCTAATTCTACAGTGTTATAAAATATATCATTTATTGCTTTCTCGTAGTCAAAGTCTCTATGTTCTCCGTCTACAACTTCAGTATTTATAAGTTCCCAGTCTTCTGGCATATCTTCTAAGGTGTCTAGGAAGCTTTCTAAGGACGTTTTTTCTTTAATTTGACTATGGTCTTCGCAAGGCATATAAAACGTCTTTCCGTCTTGCGTATGTTCGTGATAGCCTTTACAACCTATACGCTCAGCTTCAGCTTCAGCTTCTTCTATAGTGTCATATAAAGGAAGTTCCTTTCCGTCTGTTATCATACTTCCAACTTTAGCAAAGTCTTCTCTTACTTCTACATTCTCTTCTAAAGGAGGCAAGCCGAGCTCCTCTCTTATCTCATTTTGAGTCATTACGGCTAACAAATCTTGATTTGTAAATCTTGTAGTAATAGGCTTCATTTGTACGAATCCTATAGGCATATCCATATTATTAACTGTAAATAGTTTTCTTAATATTTTAATGATATGTCCTTGATAACCTTTTATGACTGTGTTTAAATAAAAATTTGCGGCTGCGTTAATTTCGTCAGCATTATTTCCGAGTCCTGTAGAACTGCGTATGCCCATCAATACGGGACTCGTCACACGATGCCCCGTGAGAATGTTTTGCACTAGGAGCTCTTGCAAAGCGAGATACTGCTTATCGGCCGAATCCATAGTAATAGGAGTTATTTCTGGAACTCTATTACGGTCGTCTGAAAACGTAAGTACTACTTTACCAGCGTTTGACGCTCCAGTAAATTTCTGCTCTAGTGCTCTTTCTAGCTCTGCTCTTTCGGCTTGCGTTGGAATACCATTTGCAAACGATATAAAGTAACTACCTGAGAATCCGTTTTTTATGTTATTTAAGTGAAATTCTGCGACGTTTTG